AGCTCCTAGCTCTTCGTCATAAGATCCATAGGAAATTTCAAAGCCAATATCTCCAGCTACGGCTTTGACCCCGTGCTTGGCACATTTGATTTGGCGATCTTCTCTTAGCTCTTCGCTAACAGTGATATCTTTCGACATTCCAAGACTAACAGCCGTATGGCGTAGCTTTTTGAATGAAGGAGTTGCGGGTGTTACCCCGTAAGTTGATTCCTCTACAGAGTAAAGGGCATGGCGTGAAGCATCTGACATAATATTTTTTGTGTTTGGTGTTTAGTTAATTGTGCGTGTTAAGCGAGAATACCAGATCACCGACACAGGCACTCGAAAAAAGTTGTTAGCAATAAATCCATCCGTTCTGCCACAGTTGCGAATAACAACCTCCTGCCCACTATAAACAAAACGCCTACCCGCTGTAAAGTAACTTCTGAGTTTGTCGGTTATATCTAACGCTTCCTTCTCGCCCTTGCCTGTTGGAACGTAAATATCTAACTGAAGTATTCCCTCTAGGTCATCTTCTCCACCATCTCCAAGCGTTATTACTTCTGGAACATCTGGCAAATATGTTAGACCAATCCAGACGTTATTTTTATCTGGCTCTTGTGGGCTGTTTTCAGTGATGATTTTATAAGTCCAGCCTTCCGCTGTGCTTAAATCCATGAAAGCTTTTACTAATGCTGATCTAACTAATGAACTCATAATTTAAATTTGCTTTTGTCTCGCCATTTTTCTAAGAATCTTCTTTGCTCTAAGAGCATTTTTTCTCATCATTCCCTTTGTGGCTTTTCTGCTGAATCCGCTAGCAGTTACCTTTTCAGTAGGTCCATTCCATTGTCCATACTCTGCAACTTTAGCATAAGGCAAGTTGTTAGTCATATGAACAGAATCACCAAACTTCCCAAGCTTGTTTAGGATTTTGCCTTTTGTTGCTGTGCCGTTTTTATCCTTACTGCTTAAAGTTCCATCTAGCGTTTTATTTACTGAAGTTCTCCAGTTGCCCCGCAGCCTCCCCGTATCTACTGGAGTATCATCTATCACTTGGGAGAACAGCTTGATAATTGTTCCCCTTCTAATGCGGTCAACTTCTTTAGCTGACTTGTTAGAAAAGTTTATTATGTCACTTTGAAAGCTCATGATTTATGGTGCATCGTTTGGTCTGTAAACTGAGCTATCATAACCATCGCTGTTTCCTGCCTTGTCTAGCCTATCATCATCGTTAGTTAAGTAATGATGCTCTAACCCGCTTTGAACATCTGTGCCAGCAACTAGATCGTTTATTTCTGATTGTGATAAAGCCTTTGAATAAATTCTAAAATCGCAAATCCTCCCATTTAAATACAAATCTGGATCATTAACAACTGATCTAGCTCCTACAAAAATATCTGTAGAATTGCTGTAATTAGACATTGTTGCCGAAGACATATCTCCGTCATCAGTTGCGTCTAAAGTTTCTTGAACCCCATCAAGGTAAACGCTCATTCCTGCTTGCGTAGTGATGCCAACCACATGAACCCAATCAGTCAACCCATTTGCCTGTGCTGTTGTTGTCTTAGCTCTCCCTTGGTTTCCAGTCTCAATGTAGCCGAGAGTCATTTTTCCATCAGCTCCAATAAAAAAAGAAACTCTTGTAACACTCGAACCACTTGCACTTTGCGCAGCAAACATCATTTGTGAACTTGCTGGATTCCCGTCAAGAAACCTAACCCAAAATGCAAAAGTGTGACTTGATTGGAAAATTGCTTCCATAGCTGAATCTTGTTCAACAGTAAAAAAATCACTACCATCGCACAATAAATACCTGTTTCCAAATACAGGATTACTTGGTAGAGGTGGAACGCTTGTGGAGGTTGACAGACTTACTATGTCTGCCCCGCCTAAGTTGTTAGAGCTTTGATCTTCTACTGAATCAACATCTGTTAGCCAATGCCCGACAAGACCAGATTGCACATCGGTTTCTTGATAAAGGTCAGTTATCTCCTGTGAAGACAGAACCCTATCATAAACTCTACAATCTGCCATTTTGCCTTCTGAAAAATATCTCACTCCAGCGTTTTCGTTCGCTATTCCTATTGCTGGATCAGAGTTTGTATTTTCCATTGCCACATAATTAGCACCCGTAAAGGCTTGAGTAACTGTCATTGGAACTCCATCTATACTAAAGAAGCACCCTTGGTTAGCTGTAGCCCCGCCTCTTCCATCGTATGTAGCAACAAAGTGAGTCCAAACTCCTATTCTTGAGGAAAGATTAGATGCGCTTTTTATTCCTTGGTAACTCGTTGTGCCTTCCGAATTATCTACTAATATCAAAATCAAAAAACCATTACCATCAGTGGTAAATATGTATTCAATATTAGAATTACCAGCACTTACATAATCCCATTTCGTGAATATTCTAAACCTTAAAATGCTATCCATTTTAACCCAGCAAGATATTGAAAAAGGAGAGTCGTTTGTTCCATCACCAAACGTTAATAGGTTAGTGTCTGGAATAATGATTGCTTCCTTATGTAAATCGTTAAAACTCCTAGAGGCATTGCCAAAGGGAACGCCCCCAGCCCCTTGAAATCCTTTTCTTTTATGTGATAAATATGAACTCATTATTTTTAAGATGGGCTATCAGTTGAGTAAGTAGAACCAAAGTTAGTTCCATCGTTAGTTCCCGCATGATCTAAAACTTCATCGCTGTTAGTTAGCCATTGACCAATTAGGTTAGTTCTATCTGTTGTGCCATTGTAGATGTCTAGGATTTGAGAAGCGGTTAGGTCAGTGTCATAATATCTAACATCTGCAATCTTGCCGTCTTGAAAAAAGTTTGCGCTGGTTAACGCATTATAAGCTCCAATAACTACGCTTGCGGTTGATGTCGTTATTGTCCCGTCAAATGCAGTGGTGTCTTGTAAGTTCCCGTTTATATAGATTTTTATTTCGCTTCCGTCAACTGTAGCGGAAAGATGAAACCATTCACCAACTGAAGCATCGGTTGTAGAGATGCAAATAATATTTGTATTGTTGGTTTGCCTTATAAGAAATCTAACATCTGTTTCCCCTGTAAACAAAACCCAACTCATGCCCCCACCCCCACCGCCAGAGTCAAATTTTGAGATTACACCCTTTCCAAAACTAGCATCTGTTGTTTCTTTTTTAATCCAAGATGAAACACTAAACACTGTGTCTCCGCTAAATATGTTTCCAAGATCAACATAATCACTAACACCATCAAAGTCACGGCTTGCTTGCCTAGATGGAACTAGATCCATAGGAGGGTTATCATACGAGTAAGTAGAACCAAAGTTAGTGCCGTCATTAGTTCCCGCTTTATCTTCTACGTCATCGTTATCTGTTAGCCAATGTCCTGCAAGATTTGTTTGAACATCTGTGCCAGCGTAAATGTCAGAGATTTGTGAGGCTGTTAGGTCAGTATCGTAATATCTAACATCTGCTATTTTACCTTCAAAAAAGTTATTGTTAGAATCCGAAAAAACACCAATTTTTGTATTGGTTGCATTAATCTTTATTGTGCCATCATAGGTTTGTGTATCGACTAAAGATCCGTCAACATATAACTTTATGTTTGTTCCATCTAATGTAGCTGCTAAATGATACCATTGATTTGAACTTATAGATGCTGGACCAGCACATATTATTTTTGTGTTGTTAGTCTGATTAATTATGAATGTATGGCTTACTGGTGTTGAATATAAAAGCCAGTGTTTATCGTCATCATTGGTTGTAGCCCACTTACCAACAACCCCTTCACTGTAAGTTCCATCTATGCGATCTCTTTTAATCCAAGCACTAACAGTAAAGACTGTATCGTTATGAATGTTGCCTAAATCTACAATATCACTAACACCATCAAAAAGTCTGCTTGCACTGCCAAACTCTACGGGCGGGGAAGGGTTATCATATGAATACTTTGATCCGTAGTTAGTGCCGTGATTTGTTCCCGCAGCATCTAGCAAGTTGTCTGCATCTGTTAGCCAATGTCCTACAAGATTAGTTGTAATGTTTGTGCCGTTGTAGAGGTTTAATATATCAGTAGTTGACAACTCTGAATTATAGAGCCTTACGTCTGCTTTTTTACCATTTGAATATGCAGTAGATCCGTTGACTCCAATCTTTGCACTTTCATTTGTATTTTCCATACTAACATAAGAACCAAACCCTGTACTTAAATCATCTTCTCTAACCTTATTAATAAAACATTTTAATCCTGCATGAGTAGAAGATCCATCATAGGTCATTACTACATGAACCCATTGACCGAAATAATTTGACATAAGATTGCTCGAACACCTTCTTACTATTGTGTTTGAATTGCTTTGGTCATAAAGAAGAGCTATGAGTCTATTAGAAGAATCTATAGTAAAGGTGTATTCTCTTGTATTTGTATCGTTATTATATTTAGTCAGTATTCTAAAAGAACCTGCAT